TAACCCATACGTTTTCATTGTTTCCAACCACGATGAGTAATCATCTATTCCACTGTCAAAATACACGGAATACTCAGCAGTTCGTGAAGGAGGGCCACAACGATTTTTTACCAACTTTGCCTTTACTTTGGCACCAACCACTTCTTCCACACCATTTATCTTTGCCTTGATGGCACCGATGGATGATAGACGGATTCGGACAGAGGCGTGGAATGGAATTCCCTTACCACCGGGAGTTGTCCACGGGTCAGAGAAGGCCGGTGCATTCAACTTTTGACGAAGTTGGTTTGTAAAGATAAGGCAGATACGTTCACGACCAATCAAGTTCGTAATCTTTCTCATCGCCTTTGAGATGATGAGTGCCTTAGCGGTTGCATAACCATCCTTATCAAAGTCAGCTGCCATCTCTGTCTTTGTTGAAGCTCCTGCAATGGAGTCAACAACGATAGTCACAAGTCGGTTCTTATCTGATGATCGAACCTTCTCGATGATGGTCTCCACCGTTTCAAAGATGTCTTCCACCGTTTCGAGTGGAACATACAACATCTCTTTTAGATTGAGACCGATGGCTGAAAGAAACTCTGTTGAAAGGGCATTTTCTGTGTCAATATAGACAGCGAGACCACCTTTCTTTTGAGTGTTGAGTAGGGTGTGAGCGGCAAGTAGTGACTTACCGCTCTGTTCCAACCCTGTTATTTCACAAACACGACCAACGGGAAATCCACCATTCTTTCTGTTTGAGATGGCAAGGTCAAGGATAGTTGACCCCGTAGATACCCATTCCTTCACAATGGTTGGTGCATCATCGTCACCTTCCAAGAAGTAAGCCGTTTTGAGATTTTGAGATTTGAATTGCTTGTTGATAGTGTCAGCAATCACACCACCGAGTTCATCGGTAAGTTCCAGTTTGTTTTTTGCCATAACTGACTCCTATTAGTTAAATAGGTCATCAAATGCAGCTTCAACATCAGTAACAGTAGGGGCTGGTTTTGATCCACCAGTGCGACTTTCTTCACTCTTAGGACTATCCGATTCTTCCTCAGACTGACCCAACCAAGTTTTAAGTTGTGCGTTCAGATCTTCATATGTTGGTTCTGGATAAAGTTCAGTGATAACTGGTTGCTCTTTGATTTTATCAACTACTGCTGGATTATCAGTAGCAGGTGTTTGTTTTGGTTTAATACGTATGCTAGTTTCTGCATAGGACTTACCAGCTTCTTCCGCTGATTTAACGGTAACTACAACATCACGTCCTTCTTTGAGATCAGTAATATCACCGTAATCCGGATCTGCAATGATCGAAAGAAGTTCTTGGTAGATCAGTTTACCGAATCCCCAAAACTTTACACCCTCATTTTCTTGACCACGAACGATAACAGGAACGTATGTTCGCATCTTTGGTTCCAACTTACGACCCATCAACCAATCGTTCTTGTCACCCGTTTGCTTTAGTTTCTCTGCAAACTCAACTACGGGATCAGGACGACCAAAAGATGAAGGGGAAAGTGTTGACTTCTTATTTCCTAGGTTATAGTGGAAATAAAGTTCGATGAATGGATTTTCTCGGTTGTGAGCGTAAGGGACAATTCGGATTTGGTGTTCACCAGGATCTGGTCTCCAAATATTTGAAGTGCGATTGTTCGCATTCTTCAATCCATTCAAACGGCTGCGGATAGCATCAAGATTGATAGCCATATCAATACTCCTTAATAGATAAATGATAATTGTGAACTGATAACTGTTATCAGGTCAATTGTTAATTGATAATACTAATATACGGAATTAAATGTTAATAGTCAAGTGTTATTTTTTGTTTCGCTTAGATTTGATCTTTTGCTGTAGAATTTCTCTTACAATAGATTTGATTCTTTTTTCTAGTTGTTCTTGTGTTGTTTTTGTAGATGGTGTTTCTTTTTTAGATACGGCAGGTTGTGTTGAGGTTGTATCAGATTTTGGTTCTGTGGTTTTTTCCTTACCAGAATCAGTTGCAGTATCTTTTGTTTCTGGTGATTCTTCTTCCTCTTCTTCCTCTTCTTCTGGTTCTTCAACGGGTGTGAGTCTTTCGTTGAACTTATCTGCGAAGTTTGAAGCTACGGTTTCTAGTTCATCCGATATACCACCAAATATTGCCAACTCATCATCTGTTAGATTCTCTATGATTTGCTTTTGAATTTTTTTGAGAACTATCTCTAAATCACCCGATGATTTTTCTACGTCTTCACCAGCAGCCAGTTTTTCCATTACTTTTCTAGCGGCAATATAGAGTGTTCTGAGAAATGGACTGGCACCAAATCTAGAAGAGATCGCATCAAATTTGTCTACGTTTTCCTTGTATGTTTCAGAAGAAGATGTTTCTCTAAACCAAGTAGAAATATCCCCTGGACTAAGACCTTTCAAGATCTGAGACATCAATCCGTTTCCAGACTTTATGAAAGATCCGGCATCAATAAACGCCATATACTTTAATGCTGAAGATGCATCTGAACTAATATCTTCGGTGATTCTCATTCTTTTTCTTAATACACGACCCATTGTATTCTCTTTATGGTTGTAAGGAAATAGTTTTGTTTGACTTGTTGTAATAGATACTTACACTTGTCTTCTTATTGAAGAAGTGTAGTTTATTACCCATTATCTTTTTGTAGTCATACCCCACGTTTCTTAGGACATCAACTACTTCGTGTTCTTGATACCTACGGGTATCTATCAAATTGTTCGGGAGCATAGAAATGTTTTTCAGATCATTTTTCAGTTCATTGAAGATGTTTTCTACACCTTCACCTTCGGCAAGAGATGAAAATTGTTCTCTTAGCTTTGAGATAACGTAATCTAGCTCTTTTATAATGTTTGAGTTCTTTTTCATGGTAATCTTCAATTGTTGTAATATACTAATAAATATGACAACGAACAAATTTACATCGAGTAAACGTTCGTAGTTTTTATCTTGAAGGTCTTAAACCCTTCTGGTTTCTTCAACATCAAAGTGTCTCTGTATCTTTCCCACTCAATTGAATACTTCTTATCGAGTATTCCGTTGTTCAATGTTATGATGAGTTCATTCAACGCATTGATCGTGTATAAAGTGTTCGTGTCTTTTTTTCTATGAACCATTATTGAGTTTGGAAGAAAGTCTTTTCGTTCATTCAAGACTACATTGTATGATAGAATCAATTCGTTGTCTATTCCCTCGGCCTTTATTAGAAATACTTTGTTGTTATACAGTTCAAAAAGATTAGATATGTTGTTAAGTGTAGTGTCAACCTGATATTTTTTTACGAATGTGCATACTAATTGTGTTCTCAATAATCCTCTCTCATTAAGTTCATCTACCAATATTGGCAATATTTTCCAACCAATTGGTAATCACCTCCTCATCTCCCACATATTCGTGTAGAACACCAAGAAGAACATTTAAGTGTGCTTCATTTGTATGGTCAACTATTCCCGAAGGTATTCTCTTCGACCATTCTTCCACGATTTCAGATATAACGTCATTCATAAAAATCTTTCATTTAGTGATTACCTGCATATAAATATGGTTTTAGATTACCAAAATTGTCTCCAATTGAAACTTTAACTGTCATACCATCAGTTTCAAAAGATCGTTTGAGAGTTTCTATTAGTTCAATGCCATCATTACCTGACGGTATTTCAAATATGAAAGCATCATAGAGATACATGGTAAACACAGAGTCACTGTCCCGAATTATTGGTAGAATGTTCTTTATCTTACGAACATTGTATTCGGTTTCAAGTGATTGGAGAAAGTAGTTGAACACTTTGTTTGGTGTAGGATTCTCTATTTCCCTGAATCGTTTACCATAGAAATACGATTCAATATACCCGTGTTCTGTGTATTCGTTGTAGAGTTCATCTATCATTGCCTGAACACGTAGGAAAAATGGGTGTTGTAAGAATTGATCCGTGATTGTTCCGTATATGTTTTGGAACACTCGTGACTTTACTTCATCATATGGGATGTCAAGATTGAGTTCTTCCTTTATCTCTTCATATGGGTGTTTAGTAAACTTGTAGTCCAGAATCTTAGCAAGTAGTTTGATGTGGAATGCATCATAGTCAAACTGAACTATCTTCCCGTTTTCAAATCTAGATCGAATTCTATCACGGGTTCCATCGTTTTTGTTCAGAGCAGCAAAGTTGAAATTATTCCAAGCATTACTTGGTCTAGATGTTGCGGTATGCCACATATAGTTTTGTTTCTTAAACTCGTCACCCACCAATACACTATTAGATTCTATCTCGTGGAATACTGATACAAAATCATCTGTAAAACTAACACACTTGTCAGATATTAGACTTGGCTTCCAGTATGGTAAAACGAACAGAACAATATTCTCACAGTATTCTATTATCTTTGAAAGTGGTATGATATTTGATACCGACGAATGATTGTAGAACTTTGCGTAAAAATGATCAAAAGACTTTGGATAGAAGTCCTCGATCTTTATCGTATCATCTATGTAATACTGCAAATACGAGTTCAAATCGATACCCCAATCGATGCCCAAGTAAGCAAGACCCTTTTTATTCAACACAAGAGATTTTGGATGGAGTTGAATATCGTCTATGTTAATATTTGAATGCATCTTGTCTGGATGGGAGAAGTTGATAAAATCAAT